GTCACGGCCGAGCTGGCCAACAATTCCACCTACGTCTTGCGCGAAGGCTGGTGCGTCTCGGCCCTGGCCATCAATGCCCGCGACGGCATGGTGCGCGTGAAGTGGGAAGGCATCAGCTGTGATGAGATTATGTGATGGCTGACGAAACCGAACCGAAAAAGGTCAACGGCGCGGAAGTCACTGAGCTGGTCATTCCGTTGCGCAAGCCGCTGCAGGCGCATGGTGAGGAAATCAAGGAGCTGCGTTTTCGTGAACCAACCGCAGGCGACATCGAGGCCTGCGGCTCACCCGTGATGGTTGATTTTCTCAACCAAGCTGAGCCGAAGATGACCTATGAGACAAAGGCCATGTTCGCCATGATGAGCCGCCTGGCTGCAGTGCCGCCTTCCACCATTAAAGCTATGCACACTAAAGATTGGGAGTACGCAGCCCTGGCACTGGCGCATCGTTTTTTTATTCCCGAGATATAGACGACAGCATGGTGCTTGATTGCTATCGCCTCGCCAAATATTACGGGCGCAATCCGCGTGAATTTCTCGACATGTCGTTTTCCGAAGTGACGCGCCATGTGATCTGGACAGGCAAGCTTGAAAAGAAGTTGAGGCCAGTGGACGATGCCGACTGATTTTGACTCCGATGCCATGCTCAGTTTTCTGAGCGAGCTGACCAAGAAATTTGCCGATCTTAAAAAGGAAATGGTCAGCGTCGGTGATCAATCCGGCATTGGCTTGCACAAGGCGTCGGACGAAACCGACAGGTTTGGCAAGACCGTCGATCTGCACACCAAGCACATCGAAGGAATGAAGAACGAGACAGCAGGCCTGGTTGGCCTGCTGCGCGGACCCCTAGGCATCGCCTCGGCATTTTACGGTGCCTCGCAGGCGATGGGGAATTTTGTCCGCGGCGAACTGCAGCTGCGCAATTTTGCCAGCGATGTGGGAATATCCGCCAGCGCCATTCAGCGAATGCGGGTGCAGCTGTCGGCTGCCGGGATTGATGCCAAGACTGCTGACCAGCAAATCAGTGCGCTCACCTCCAAGCTGGATAGCATCAAGACGCTGACCACGGCTTCGCCGGTTTACAAAGACATTGCTGCCAATGATCCCATCCTCGCCAAGCAGTTGCTTGATGCCGAAAGGGTTGGCAACCGGCTGCGGTCCATTCAGCTGATCCAGGAAAAACTCAACGAGCCTGGTGCACCGCGCTCTAAATTATATTTGCAGGATAAGCTGGGCATCAATGCCTCCACGGCTCAGGCCCTGGGCAAGGACACCAAGGGCCTGGTGATGCCCTGGGTCTATGATGAAAAGGAGCTGGAAAAATACAACAGGGATTGGACCAACCTCACCACCAGCATGACGAATGTCTGGAATTACACTTTGATGGGAATGGTTGGCCAGACCAATGAATTTATTGAGAACACAAAGCGGGAAATTAACGCGCTGCGGGAGTTTTTCAAAAAGGACATGACCGGGCCAAAAGGCTTCCTGCCCAACAAGAAAGAATTGGAGGATGCTTGGGAGGCCCTAAAAAAACAAATGTCGAGTGAAGCTCATGCTTCAACGCCCACCGGCAAGGAAGCCTTGCTGGAAGGTGATGCATCATTTGGTGATCGCTTTGGCCAGTGGGGTGAAGGTGATGAGGGTGCATTGCCGAAGAATGCCAGGCCGCGCTCATTCTCACCCGAGAGCCTGCAGAAGGATGAACTGGAGCTGCAGAAGGACTCAAACAAAACGCTGCAGGATATTCGTGACCTACTGAGCGGTGACAAGGAAGGCATCTGGGGCGGCGGCGGTGGTCGCGGCGGTGGTGGCAGCAGTGGAGCTGGCACACCTGGCACACCGGGGCGGCGCGGCACTGGTGCTGATGGGCGCGTCCCTGAAACCACTGATGATCCAGCCTACGGTGGCAAAGGCAGTGATGAAGGTGGCATCGGTGGTCGCGATTATCTGTATGGACAACGCAAACGCTTCAAGGAGGAACTGGACAAGGATCCGCAATTAAGATTGCGCGCTGCCGCCATCCTGTCATTGGAGAATGAAGGGGCCAAAACCGGCGTGATGGAAAGCCTCTGGAACAGGTTGAACATTCCAGGGCATGAACGATCCGCCAGCTCTGGCTTGGCTGGCGGGCCGAACAGTTTTTACGGACCAGGGCGGCACCCTGGCATGGTTGAGGAACGGATGCGCCTGCTGCAGCGCGATCCCAAGCACCTGGAAAAACTCTACGGCCTGATCGAAGAGTCGTATTACAGCAACCTCATTGAAGGTTACACCGACCAGGGCAGCAAGGGTGATCCGAACTACGAGCAAGGTGGCGTCGGTAAAAACATCAACCGCGAACGCTTCAATGATTGGGGTGAATACGGTCATGCCGCTGCCAGGGCCGCGCGCCGCGCACAACAGGAAGCCTACAAGCGAGCCGAGGACAGGGCGCGCGCCGTCTTTGCCGCGCGCGGTGCCACAGCCGATGAGGCGCAGCGCGCCGAGCTGGGGCGCAACGCCATGGATAAATCCCTGGTGCGGTCAGGCGATTTAGGTGGTGCCAAAATTAAAGTTGATTTCAGTGGCTCGCAAGGATCGACGGCCGACCCGAAGATTTTGGATGAAGGCCCATTCAAGAAATTGAAAATTGCCAGGTCGCCACAGGCACCGATGGCTGGCGGCGGCGTGACTGACTACAACCGCTTTTCGTTTGAGTAAACCATGCCCGCCAATGATTTCGACTCCGAAGCCCTGCTGTCATTCGTCAGTGAGCTGACCAGGAGGGTTGAGGATTTAAAAAAGGAAATCGTGTCGCTGGGTGATCAATCCGGCACCGGCATGCGCAAAACATCCGAGCAAATGGAAAAGCTCGGCCAGCAGATTGATAAAAGTGCCAAGCCGCTCAAGGCGATGAAGGACCAGAGCAGTAACCTGGTCAGCACGCTGCGCGGCTCTGTTGGTTTGGGTGTGGCCTTTTACAGCGCATCCCAGGCCATGGAGAATTTTGTTCGGGGTGAATTGCAGCTGAGGAATTTCGCCATTGATGTTGGCCTGACTTCCTCCGAAGTGTCCAAGATGCGTACCCAACTGTCGGCTGCGGGCATTGATGCACGAACTGCCGACCAGCAGCTTGGCTCACTGGCATCCAAGCTGGACAGCATCAAAACTTATCAGACAGCCTCGCCTGTCTATAAGGCAGTTGCTGCCAATGACCCGATCCTGGCCAAGCAGCTGCTCGATGCCGAGAAGGTTGGTGATCGGATGAAATCCATTGATGCCATCAGGCAGAAATGGAATGTGCCAGGTGAACGCTCCAAGCTGTACCTGGGCGAAACGCTGGGGGTGACTGCATCAACCATGCAGGCACTTAACCGAAACCAAACCGGCCTGGTGCAACCCTGGGAATACAGCCAAAAGGAGCTAGACAAATATAATCGGGAATGGACCAACACCATCACCACCGTCACCAACATTTGGGGTGCGTCGATGATGACGATGGTCAGCTCGACCAATGAATTTGTCACCAACACGGAAAAAGAATGGGGCGGCATTTCCACTTGGTTTCAGGGTTTGAAGGCTGACTATGAAGGCAAGGGAAAACCTGGCCAGCAAATGTTTGGGCCGAAAGGTGTGCTGCCCAACAAGCAGGAGATTGAAAGCCTGTTTGGTCCGAAAGGCATCCTGCCGGATAGCAAAGAGCTGGGCGAAATCTGGGAGAATTTGAAAAAGCAATTATCCACTGAAGCGCATGCCGACGAACCGACCGGCAGCGAAACCTTGCTGGAAGGTGATGCCTCATTCTCTCAGAGGTTCGGTGAGTGGGGCAAGGATAAGCTGGACATCCAGAAAAACTCCGGCCAGCTGCTGCAGGACATCCGCGACCTTTTGCAAAATGAGTCCGGCTCCGGTGGCCCCATGGGGGTGGGCGGTGCTGGCTACGGCAGCAGCGGTGATGGTGCTGATAGCAGTCCCGGCAGTCCTGGCGGCCAAGCCAAGCTGACTGATGAAGCTGGCAATGCCATTGATCAGGAGACGATGAAGCAGGCCGAGGCGCTGGGCCGCAGTGGTGATGTGAAGGGTCTGCAACAATTGTTTGCCAAGCGCGGCTACCGCATGAGCGGTGCAGCCTGCGGCATTGTTGCCAGCAAGTATGCCCGCGCTGCAGGTTTCCAGCCGCCCAAGGCTGGTGCCATTGCCACAACTTGGCACACCTTTGGCGAGCCGATGAAGCCGGGGGATATCAATGCCCCTGAGCATCCGTTCGGCAGCATGTTCGCGACCTACTATCACCGCCGTTACGGCGGCAATCCGAATGAGGTGTTGAAGCCAGGTCAGATTGGCGGCCATGTGATGGCCGTTGTCCCCGGCACTTATGATGAAAAGACCGGGACCATCGACACGGTTGATCAGTATGGCTACAGCCACGGCCGGCGCAACATCAAAGACCTGGATTTGCGCTTTGCCGGTGCTGAGGCCGTCAAGCAAGCTGCAGCCCGCCGCGAAGGCAGGCCGGTGGATCAGAATGAAAACCGAGCTGAGGCGCGCGACAAAATCGACAGCTCATTCCCAGGCATGCGCACCGGCACTGCTGGTGTGAATGTTGAATTTAACGGTGTGCCCAAGGGTGTAAAGACCGAGGCCGAGCTGCTCGAGCAGGGCGTGTTCAAAAGGTTAAATATTAAGAAGTCGCAACAGACGACCTATGCCCAAGACAATTGAAATCGCCAGGCTGAAAGTTGGCGGCCAGGATTTTACCGATTGGGAAACGGTCAGCGTCAAGCAGGAACTGCGCGGCAACCCGCCGCAGTCATGCCGCTTCACCTGCAGCGAAGGTTCGCCGCTGGTCAAGAATTGGACCAAGCAGCAAATCATGCCGGGGCAAGATTGCTCGGTGTTCCTGGCTGGCCAGCTGGCCTTCAACGGCAAGGTGATTTCGCGCCAGGTGTTCGTTGATGCAAGACGCCACCACATCGAAATTCAATGTGCCAATCTGCTCGAGCTATCCACGGCCAGCGTCATCACCAAAACCGGCGAGTTCAAGAACCAGGAGCCTGAGCAAATCATTCGCTCAGTCTTGAAGGGTGTAGGCAAAAATCTGGTGGTGCTGGGCGGCCAATTGCCGAAGATCAAAATTCCCAGGCTCTCGGTCACGCCGGGGGAGTCGATCATTGATTTTATTGACACGCTGACGCGCCATCTGAGCCAGGCCAGCAACATCACGATTTCGCATTCCGCCACGCCGCAGGGTGACTTCGCCATCGTGGTCGGCTCAACGGGCGGCAAGGATGAGATTGTCGAAGGCCAAAATATGCTGGAAGGCCGCGAGCTGATTTACATCCCGATGATTGCCGCCCCGCCGCCTGGGGATGGGGCCGGTGATCAGAAGGCCAGCCAGGCCACAACCGGGCAGCGCCCTGGCAATGACGACCAGTGGGGTGCCAAGGTTGCCTCTGTTCCATTCCTCTCCAAGACATTTGAAATGATGGGCAACAAGATTGTGCCCAGCAATATCGTTCCCGAAATCCCGCTGTGGGATAAATCCATCATCGAAGGCCGCGCCACATCGGAAAGCGGCTGGATGAATGAGGACTACGTTACCGTGTACGGCACCCTGCAGGGCTGGCTGAGGCCATCCGGTGGCCTCTGGGTGCCTGGCCAGGATGTGGTTGTCACTTCACCCATGCTGGTGATGAAGGGCGAGAAGCTGACACTGAAAAGCGTCACCTACAGCCAGGACAACCAGACAGGGACGCGCGCCGTTCTTGAATGCTGCAATGCCAATGCCATGGGCGGTGCGCCAAAAGCAGGTCAATGAATGCGAAGCACACTCACTGATGCAGCCCGCAAGGCCAGGATGGGAATGGCCCGCGCCACCATTCGCGAGGTCGATGACAATCATCTGATGCAAGAAGTGAAATATGCTGACGTTTATCACAGTGAGACGCCGACTGACTTTGAACGCTGGCAGATGGTTGGCATGACCGCCGTGCCGGTCAAGCAGCAGCAAGATCCGAACCAGAAGCAAGCCGCAGCACCACCCGACACCGAGACAGGAGACTGGAACCACAACCAGCCGACCGGCGAGGCCGCCGAGGCCGTGATGCTCTACCTCAACGGCTCGCGCTCGCATCCGGTGGCGATTGTCGATGATAGGAGAGTGCGGCCTTACGACATGAGCGAAGGCGAAGGTGCACATTATGCACCGGACGGCTCCGAACAGATGGTGCTGTTCAAGGCCAACGGCACTTATGTCACATCCCTTGATGGCACTTCGGTTGCGGACAAGCAGACCAAGCAGACACGCTTTGCCAGCCTGCGCCATGTCAACAAGAAGATGCAGACGCACAAGATCGACAAGCAGCAGGCATCACAGTCATCATCTAGCAGCCCAGGAGCTGCAACGCGCGATGCCAGCAGCGGCGGAGGTCAGCAACAGCAGCAGCAGAAATACAAGCATGAAGGCGACAGCGTAAACACCGAGGTGCGCGTCACATCCGGCCACATTGAATTTCGTGCCGGTGATACGGTCGTCGGCCTTTATGACAAAGGCAGCAACACCTGGACGATCAATGAGAGTGGCGGCAATCTCAAAGTCATCATCGACGGCAATAAAATCCTCTGTCAGTACCAGGACAACACAAGGTCATTCCGCGTCGATAAAGATCACACGCACATGCGGTTTCTCGGCAACAAAATATGGTGTGACAAGTCGGGTTGCTGGTCGAGTGTTCCGATCAATCTCAAAGATGATCCTTACGACTGATGGCCACCATCCAGGAAATAGCACCTGCGCCGTGGCGCTTGCGGCTGCTGCCTGCATCCTTTGCCGGTGTGCAATTCCATGTTGAGCAGCAGGGACGCAGCGGCGGCCGCCGCGTTGTCGTCCACGAATATCCTAAGCGAAATTCGCCCTATGCCGAGGATATGGGCCGCGCTGCGTTCCGCTATCAGATGACCGGTTACATTGTGGGGCCGTCCTATCACATCAACAAGAAAGCCTTGATGGATGTGCTGGACAACAGCGAGGGCGGCCAGCTGGTCGATCCTTATCTGGCGCAGTCGAAGTTGTGCATCTGTGAACGCTACAGCGTGAGTGAACATCGTGAGCGCGGCGGCTACTGCACGTTTGAAATGTCATTCACTGAAGTCGGCACGGTCGGCAATGTCGGCCAGGCCAATACAGGTGATGCAACCAATTCCCAGGCGCAGGCAACCTCCGGTGATGCTGCAGCCAATGTTGATTATCCCACCGTGGTGGCACCCTCCGGTGCTGGCGGCATAGGGCATGCATGATTGCCAAACCGGAATACACTGAAGCCCTTGGCATCTGCCAAAGGCTGATGAAAAAGCTGGTCAATTTTTCCATTGCACCTGGCCTTGATGGTGCCAACCTGCACACGGCAGTCGGCACCCTGCTGGGCAATCTTTCAGTGCTGATAGACAATCAGATGGTGGGCGCGCAGCTGCTGCTGTGCTTCGACTATGCCCGCATTGCTGGGGCCACCGTGAATGTCTTTGACAACGTGCGCGAAGCCGCGGCGGCTGAGCTGCCGCAATATTCATTGGGCATTCGCATCATCAATGCCGCACTCATCTTGTCGCTGTCTGAGCAAAGTCAGCTGATCACTGCCATGACATTTACCAGCCGCAATGACGTGGATGAGCTGATGGATGCCATGGCCATTATTATTGATGACATCAAGCTGCGCG